CATGTCGGTTGCCTTGAGCGCTACCGGGCCCGTGCGCTGCTCCGACAAAAACGCGGCACTGGTCGCGCTGTACAGCGCGATTCGGGCGGGATGGGAACCGCCTGATCATGTCACTCGCGAGGAGTATCGCGCGGCGCGCGAGCTGCCCGATGCCGATCCGCGCAAAGCATTCTGCGGCTATGGCTGCTCATTCCGCGGCAAATGGTTCAGCGGCTATACCGAGCCCTACAGCGAGCGAACGCCCATGGGCAGTCACACGCGGCGTTGTCGACCGCATCGAGCGGCAGCGATCAGCGTTAAGCAAAATGTCTCCAAAGTGCGCGGACCGATCGAGGTGCTCGACTTTCTAGCGGTCGAGCCACGACCGATCGATGCAGTGATCTATTGCGATCCCGTCTATCGCGGAGTGACCGGATATCCCGAGGTCGGAGCGTTCGATCATGATCTGTTTCTGCGGCGCGTGCGCGACTGGTCTGGACGCATTCGCGGGCATGGGGGCTCAACGGGCGGAACGGCCGCGGGATGCGAGTGACCGAGCGCCTCTATTTTCTTCCCGCCGGAGCCCTGGCTCTAGGTGCACATCCCGCCCGAGGTCGGCGCCGATTTGCTCTGTAGCAACCCCAGGTGCGAGCCCTGTACCGCGCGGCGCCGGCGGCGCGAGCTCGTGCACGCGGCGCTCGCCGCCGGCGCGCTCGGCGCGTTTCTGGTCTGCATGTTCCTCCTCGCTTTCCTGCAATGGGGTGCCCGATGAGTGACGATTGTTGTGATGATGCGGCCTGGCTCGAGGAGCGTCTCGCCGCCAAAAAAGCGCTGATCGTCAAGTACGAGACGGCGATCGATGCACTCTCGGACGGCGCGCAAACCTACTCGCTCGACACCGGACAGACGCGGCAGGTCGTCACGAAAGCAAACCTTTCTGAGATGAGGAACATGATCGCCCGCCTCGAGAGCGACATATCCACGCTCCAGCAACGGCTCTACGGCTGCGGCCGGTTTCAAGTGAGGCCCGGATGGTGAAATATCCTTGGCTCAATCGGATCGTGGCTCGGTTCTATCCCGCGCCGCCGGCGCCACCGGCGGCGCCCGAGCCCGCGATGATCAGCCCGACGGCGCCGGCGCCGATGCGCCAGCAATGGCACGACGGCGACAAATACCCCGGCGGGTTCGGTTACACCGAGCTCCTCACCGCGGACTATTGGACGCTCCGCAAGCGGTCGATCCAGCTGTTCAAAACCAACCTGTACGCTCGCGGGATCGTCCGCAGGCTGGTTACCAACATCATCAACACCGGGCTCGCGCTCGAGGCGACGCCGGAAAACGCGATCCTGGGCGAGGGCGATGAGCAGCTCGCGGCATGGAGCGAGCTCGTCGAAAACCGCTTCCATCTATGGGAGCGCTCGCCCGCGCTGTGCGACTACTGCGGCGGCAAGGCGTTCGGCGGCATCCAGGCTGCCGCCAAGATGGCAGCGCTGATCTCGGGCGACGTCCTGGTTGTCTTGCTCCAGGATCCCGCGACGGGCCTGCCCCGCGTGCGGCTCGTCGACGGGCAGCGGGTGCAAACGCCCTTCGGTACCGGGGCGAGCCTGCCGCAGCTCGCGGCGGGAAACGAGATCAAACACGGGGTCGAGCTCGACGCGGACGGGCGGCAGGTGGCCTATTGGCTCGTTTCGCAGAATGCAAATCAAGTGCGCGTCGAGCGGCTCGCGGCCGTCGCGCCCTCGGGCCGCCGTCAAGCGTGGCTCGTGTACGGCACGGAACGGCTGCTCGATGAGGTGCGCGGCGAGCCGCTCCTATCGATCGTCCTGCAATCGATTCGTGAGATCGATCGCTATCGAGACGCGGTGCAACGCAAGGCGACGATCAACGCGATCCTCGCAATGTTCATCCAGAAAGATCAGGACACGATCGGCTCGCGCCCGCTCACCGGCGGCGCGGTCGTCCGCGGCAAGGATGCCGTTGCAGGGCCGGTGAGCGGCACGCGCCGGACGTTCAATTTCTCCGAGATGATCCCCGGCGCGGTGCTCGATGAGCTCGCCCCCGGCGAGAAACCGCAGGGGTTCTCGCCCACGGGAACGGACGAGAAATTCGCGGATTTCGAGGAGGCGATCGTGTGCGCGATGGCATGGTGTTACGAGATCCCCCCCGAGATCTTGCGGCTCTCGTTCTCGAGCAATTACTCGGCATCGCAGGCCGCGATCAATGAGTTCAAGCTCTATCTGAACCCGACGCGCGTTGAATGGGGCGACGCGTTCTGTCAGCCGATCTATTTCGATTGGCTGATCAGCGAGGTGCTCGCGGGGCGCCTCACCGCGACCGGGCTCCTCGATGCCTGGCGCGACCCGGCGCGCTTCGATGAGCTCGCGGCCTGGACGGCCGCGGACTGGAGCGGCGCGATCAAGCCGAGCGTTGATCTCGTGAAGCAAGCGAACGGCTATCAACAGCTCGTCGAGCAGGGCTTCATTTCGCGCGACCGCGCAGCGCGCGAAACGACGGGAACCAAGTTCAGTAAGAATGTTCAGAAGCTCGCGCGCGAGAACGCCGCACTCGCTGCGGCGATGAAACCGATCAAGGAACTAGAGGCCGCGAGCAAGCCGGCGCCGGCGCCGGCGCGCGCGCCGCTCGCGACCGTACCGGACGATCCCGACAAAGAGGAGCCCGACGAAAATGCTTTGGTTGCTTGAGCCCGATACGCTTCGCAGACTCCAGGACGCCCAGCAGCGTTTCAACGATCCCGCCGCGGTGCTGCGCTGGGAAGCCGAGCAGAGCGCGGGCGCAGAATCGCGCGACGGCCTGCCGCAAGGGCTCGCGGTCAGCTCGGGCATCGCGACGATCAGCGTCGATGGTGTGCTCACGAAACGGCCGGATTTCTGGGCCAAGTTCTTTGGCGGCAGCAACACCACTTACTCGAGCATCCGGAACGGACTGGCGTTCGCGGCGAATTCGCCGGACATCAGCGAGATCGTGTTCAGCATCGATAGCCCGGGGGGCAGCTCCGAAGGGCTGATCGAGCTGCTCGACGCGATCGCGCATACGCGCCAGTACGGCGGAAAAAAGATGCGCGTGCGCGCCGACAACGCGCAATCGGCGGCCTACGGCATCGCCGCGGCCGTTGGCAACATCGAGGCCGCTGGGCGTGGCGCGACGTTCGGCAGCATCGGAACCGCGGTTTCGATGTGGGTGTCTGACAACGTCGTCACGCTCACGAACACCGATAGCCCGGACAAGCGTCCCGACCCGCGCACGCCCGAGGGCAAGGCCGTCGTTGTGAAATACCTGGATCAGATCAACCACGAGTTTGTGAGCGCGATCGCCCAGGGCCGCGGGGTTGCGCTCGCCCAGGTGAGCGACGGCTATGGGCGCGGCGCCTCTATGACGGCGACCGAGGCAAGGCGCCTCGGTCTGATCGACAGCATCGCAACGACAGCACCGCGCGCGGTGCCTAGCAGCAAAGGAACGCAATCAATGGCAGATCGAGATCAGGAAACGGAGAGCCGCGCGGCGCTGGACGCGGCCGTACAACGCGGCGTTACCCAGGAACGCGATCGCGTTCTCGGGCATCTCACGCTCGGCGAAAGCTCGGGCGACATGAGCATCGCGCTCGAGGCGATCCGCTCGGGCGCGGGAATGACCGTCGAGCTCACCGCGCGCTATCTGAGCGCGAGCATGAACCGGCAGGACCGCAGCGCGCGGCAGGCCGAAAGCAACACGGCGGAGGCCAAGCTCGCGGGCGTGGCTGCCGCGTCGCCGCAAGAATCATCCGACCTGGGCGATCTGGTCGTGGCCGTCCTGAAGCAACAGGGCGGAGAAAAGAGCTTTGTCCGTGGCTAACATCACAACGACCAATGTTGATCTAGGTTCCGTCGCGCTCGAGGTGTGGGGCACGCTGGATGCCGTGCTGCGCAACGCGGCCGGCGCGGAGCACACTTTCGTCGAGGGCACGTTGCTCGCGCGGCATGCGACGGATGGCAAGCTCTATCCGTACGATCCCGCGGACACGACCGAGGATCTCGATCAGCCAAAGTATGTGCTGATGTACGACGTGACCGCGGCCGCGACGAGCGACAACCGGGTAACGGTGCTGAGCGCCGGCAGGGTGAATCAGCAGCGCCTGTTGATCGACGACGGCTCGACCGTCGAAGCTGCGGCAGCGGCCGACCTGGATAAGCTGCTCAACCGTCCGATCATCCCGGTCGACACGACGCAGCTCGCCAAGATCGATAACCCGCAGAGCTGACCCGAGCTCGGCGCCACACCCTCCGAACCCCCACACCCTAGAGCACTGAGCTAACCATGAGTGACAAGTCAACGATTGCAATGATCGACATGTACCTCGAGGAATCGTCGGCACCGATGTTCCTCAGCGGGTTTTTTCGATCACCGCCGCAGAATTTCCACACGACCGAGGAGGTCGAGATCGACGTCCAGCGCGATACCGAACAAGTCGCGATCGTGATCAAGGATCTCAGCCTGCCGCCGAATCACAACGAAAACTCGCTGTACACGAACAAGCGAGTCAAGCCTCCGATCTACGATGAGGAGGGCTCGGTTACCGCGTACGACATGATCCAGCGGCAGCCGGGGCAGAACCCTTTCCAAAATCCGAACTACGCCGCGAACGCTACGCAGCAAGCTTTCGCGATCTTTCGCAAGCTGGAGAGCAAGATCCGGCGCGCGATCGAGCTGCAAGCCGCCCAGGTGCTGCAGACCGGGCAGCTCGCGTTGATCGACAAAGCCGGCGCGACCGCCTACACGATCGACTTCAGCCCGAAGTCAACGCACTTCACGAGCCCGACCGCCTGGGCAACGAACGGCGCGACGGGCGATCCGCTCGCCGATCTGGCGAGTCTGTCGAACGTGATCCGGCGCG